GTTGTAATTGTTTACCTTGTGCGGTCGATATACCAGTTTTTGAAGTATTGGCAGTAATTGCACTTGCTTGTGCAGTTGTTATTCCAGTCTTGGCCGTATTTGCTGTTATAGCACTAGCTTGGCTTGAAGATATACCTGTTTTTGCTGTATTAGCAGTAATAGCATTAGTTTGAGCTGTAGTAATACCGTCTTTATTTTTTTCTGTATTAATCTCAGACTGCATAGAAGTAACTTTAGTAATGTGCTCATTAATTTTAGATAAGCTCTCTCTCATCTTAGTATATAGTTCAAGCAACATAGGGTCTAAGTCTTCTAATTGAGGTTTTTCAAATACTCCTTCAGCCTCTTTTGAAAGCTGGTCTGACGATTTTGAACTCCAATCTGGTATTTCTATTGCCATTTTATTCCTTCTAGTGTGTTATATCGTAGCACATTGTGCTGTGAACATGATAATTACTTCCGTCAGTCCCGTTTGTTCTTTTTAAAACTACAAATAGGTAATCTCCAGCAGTAAGAGATGTGTTATTAAAGCTTGTCGTGTCACCCCAGTAATTTTTACTACTACCTACAACTCCCGATGGATTGTGATTTCCATCATAATCATATGTTATAGTACAAAGGTGATCTATAGTCATAGGTTCCGTTGAAGTATAGTTTATACCTTTAGTTAAAGCAGTTGCTTTCCATAATTGAATATCAACATCACCATTTGAGCCTGTTGCTTCAATATTAATTTGAAACCTAGTAATTGTTCCATCATAAGGAACTATTTGTGATGCTCTTGATACTTGCCAATGACTAGAAGAAGTATCATTAGTGCTTGATATTTGACTATTAATGCTACTTGCTACACCATAGTCATCATTCCATCTTTCAGCATATTCTCCATTTAGTATTGAAAGATTAGCCGAGTAATAATACCAAGACATACTACCTTTAGTTACTTGATTACCTTCTGTTAGTACTTTTTTCCAAGTTGCCACTATATTTCAACCATTTTAGTTAGAAGCTCTTCATGTATTTTTACCACCTTATCCAACACTTGTGCTAAAGGTTTTGCCTCAGCTCCTGTTATTTGAGAAGCTTGAAGCAACCTTATTAGCATTTCAGTATCTTGTATAGTAAATGATACCTTTTTTGTTGGTGTTTTAAACTGACTCATTAATCAACTCTAATCCAAATATCATCATTGTTATTAACTTGAATACAACCTATACCGTTAGAATTGCCAGTTGGTTCAGTATTTGCTCCGCTTTTGGTAGCTGCAACCATTTTTCCAACTACAGAAAATGTAGTCTCACCTGCAGTACCAGCTTCAGTATGACCGATAGACCATGCATCACCAGACTCATCCCATATAAAAGCTTTATTGGCTGATGTTCCTCTTTCTACTACAAGTCCAGCATCAGCTGAAGGTGTACCACTTTCATTTGAATTTAAAAGTATTGTATTGTCTGCAAGTTCAATGGTTTCAGTGTTTACTGTTGTTGAAGTCCCTGACACTGTTAGATTACCCGAAACAACTAAGTTATTTGTTGCAAAGTTTTGGCTTGATGATCCAGCTGCTGCCGCATAAGAACCTGATGCTTGCTTACCATTTAATTGAGTTTGGATAGATGATGTAACTCCATCTAAGTATCCAACTTCAGTAGAAGTAACATCTAAAACTCCTAAACTTCCACCAGCAGTACTTACTATAGCTCTATTTCCTGTAAAGCCACCAGTTGCGTCTAATTTAAGTGCTAATGCGTCATGCACTGCATTGTTTGTTACAGGGTTGTTAGAGCCATTTGTTATAGATGTATCTACTGTTACTTGCGATACCGTTGCCCATGAATTATCACCTCTTAAATATGTTGAACTACTCGCAGTACCCGTTGCTGATAATTCTGCTACCCCAATAGCATCATCTGCTACTTTGACATTTGTTACTGAATTAGACGCTAAATGAGCGGCATCGATACTACCACTAGCATAATGGTTAGAGTCTATTACATCATCAGCTATTAATTGACCATCATCAATAACAGCCGCATTTAAGTGCGTGCTTTCAATAGCACCTGATTCAATTTTAGCGCCAGTTACTGCTTCGTCTGCTATTTTATCTGCATCAACTGCATCATTAGCTAACTTAGCATTTGTTACTGCTGATGTCGATAGTTTGTCAGTTGTTACTGCGCCATTATCTATTCTTACTGTACCAACGGTAGCTAGCGTTGCTAGAGCCCCTTGACTTGTTATATTGTCTGCCGTACCTGAAGTTGCTGCCTTTTGGGATATATTCCCTGCTGTGCTTTCAACTACGACCTTTTTCCATGTTGCCATTTAGTTTGCCTCCCTAGTTGTAGACATATAAGTTGTTGTTCACATTCGACAATGTCCCCACAGAAGGATTACTTGGGTAATCTGCTTGTGTAGGCAAGATGATATTGTTCATTGCAAAGCCTGTACTGTTTAATGTCAGAACGTTTGTTGTGTTATATAAAAAATTTAATTCTTGAGTATTACTATTTGTACTAATCTTCCAATTTCCACCTAAGCTGTATGTGCTATTAGTGGTGCTTTTTTGAAATACTTGAAAAGGTGGTGTATTAGTTGTCGCACTTAAGGCGCCATCTCTAGTAAATGTTGCTGAACTACCTATATTTTGTCTTGTAAATGTCATTAAAACTCCACTGGTCTAATTGTTCCACCCGATACTCTTCGTCTACTGGCATATTTTTTAGCTTCTCTTATTTGAGATAAGTATTGTTGGTCAAAATATTGAGCAAGCTGAAGATTAAAAGATTCACCAGGTAATTTGTATAAGTCTGAAATCACTTTATAGCATAATGACTCATGAAACTGGTCTGGTAATTCACTTGATGTTGTAATATCTGATGTGAAGGGTAAAGGTCGTGTAGTATACTCGATTCTAATTTTCATACCAGCTTTAGTAATAGAAGCAAAGTTCTCTCCTGGAGATGCAAACTCACTATTCTCTACTATAGCCATTCTATCGCCTACTATAAACCAAAAGTATTTATTCGCTATTTCTGATACACTCATGAGCTATAGTCTCCCTTCCTTGGCCTTGTTATCATTCTAGATATACTAACTTCATCTAGTTCTACTCGAGTTATTTCTAAAGCTTCTGTAGGTAAATCATAAAAACGTTGGTCTTTAACTGTGACATCTGTATTGTCACTACCAACACTTAATATCTTAGTTTTAGCAGCGAAGTCATCTTGAGCCCTATTAAGAGCCTTTCTAATAACGGTTTCACCAATTTCAGGATGATGTTGTTGTATAATTTCAAGCATCTCTTTTTGTGTCATTTATACATCTCCCTTAACATACCTAATTCTTCTTTTAAGTCTTTTTCAAAAGTTTGTTTTTGAACGTTTAATAATTGAAATAATTCTGAATCCTCTTCGTTTGTGCTTTGACTAGCAAGTTTTACATCTAATAATTTTAATGCACACACTTTATCTACAAATGATTTAGCAAGTGTAGGTATTCCAGTATATGCTGTTTCGCTATCAGTAAGACTAGTTTGTCTACTGTATTTATATATTTTTAAAGAAAAAGTGCCTGTGGATAGCCAATTCTTTAAACCGTTACTATATAATAAAGGAACTGTTACTGGAGCAGTATAAATCTTTCTAGTATCTGCAGTCGCTCCTGTCCCAATAACATTTTCTAACCAATATACTGGACTGTAGTTTGTTGCAAAATATATACTGTCAGAATCTAAAACTTTGTCTTTTTCTGTTTGAGATACTGCTTTACAATGCTTGTAATCATATTTCTCAACTGTCACATCAGCTATTGGATCGGGTTCTACAATTTCACTTTTAACTCTTTCTACATGTAGGATAAGGTCGTTAGCCGATATAGCGCTACCGTTTTGACTTAATCCACTAGTAGGGTAATTTGTATTTGCATCTCCGTCATCAGGAATATTTTCTGGCTCATCATCTAATAAGGATGCAGACATTAATAGCAACTTAGGGGGTAATAAATTAGCCGCTTCCCAAATCGCTTGCTCTATAATAGTATATTCATCAATATCGTCACTTATGTAAGTTGATGAACTATCGTGTCCTAGTATATTTAATATGTCTGTTTTTAAACTCATTTTCTCCCTGTAATAATGCCCCCACAGTTAAGCAGGGGCATATTATGTTTAACTATGTATGATTATGAAGCAGAAGTAACAAAATCAATAGTAGCGTGAGTCTCAGGTAATAATACCTCAAGTCCAGCTTCTGTTATGATTTGGTCTTTTCTTCCGTCAATATCGTTACCTTGAACATTAGTTTCAACGTGAGTATCTCTCGATACACCGTTTCCTGCTAGATGTCTCATTGAAACGTTACTTAAATCAACACATACTGCCTTATCTACCATATCACCCCTAAACAATGGATGGGCTACGAAATTCATAGAACCATACGATGTTGAGATAGATGTTATATCAACAGGCATAAAGCTTGATTTTTTAGTATCAAGAGAAGCATTAAACAATTGACTTGTATTAGAGTCAAATGAATTATTCAAGAAGCTATTAGCACCCACTTTATGTAAAGCGTTAATAACTTTTCTTGAAGTAAGACATAGTTTTTGACCACTATTACCAGTTTCATAAGCCATAAAGTCGTCCATCACATCAATTACACCATCGTAATTAAATTTAGATTGAACGTCATATGTAGCAGACGCACCTGATAAATTGTCATTTGTTTTATGATACTCGAACTGATACCTTTTTCCACCTTTAGCTTCTAAGAAAGGTATTAAACCCCAAGAGTTTCTTACATCAGCACTAGTGTAACCACCGTAACCAAATAAGAAAGCATTCTCTAGATCCATTTTATGAGCTTTTAAATGTTCTGTATAAATACGAGACCATTCATTAGCAAAACCTCTATACTTAGTAGCCATAGTAGAACCAGACATTAAAGGAACAGCAGTTTTAAATATTTGTGTATAAAACTCTGTTGCACTTAGTTCATCTCTGAAACCTTCTGGAGCGCCACTTGCTTCAGACCATTGAGAACCAATTACTTGACCTTGAACTCCACTACCTACTGCAGCAACAGCTGTACCGCTTTCAGTTAATAAAGCAATGTCAGATTCTGCAATTACAATGTAGCCAGTAGCTGTTTTACCAGCGTCATCTTTAGTACCGACTACGTTACTGCCTGTGTAGTAAGTTATAGCAGCTGATTCAGCAATCTTGTAAACCATTCCGTTTACACGAAGTACTTGACCAGGAACTATAAAGATAGGTGAATATTCTTTAGTTGTATCCACTTTACCTTGATAGTTATAATCTACCCAGATTTTCCAATGCTCTACTTCGTAAGGTAATGTTGTACCACCATCACCATCTGTTCCTGCTGCTACATTAGAAACAAAAAAGTTTCTACGTTGCCATTGGTTTCTGTATTCTAAAGGTTTCCAGATTGTTTCGTCTGTAGCCTTTTTTCCTAATTTGGACAAATATGAAAAGAAAATTGATGTTTCTGGAGCTAATTGTGCAACTTTATCACCAATACCAAACGTTCTTCTTACGTTGTCCACATCTGCTGAGCCACCAAATGGTGTTACCAATGGTAAGCCCGATTTTATACTATTATTAGTATATGACATGTATGTTCCTCCTTAAAGGATGTTGTGTTTGTTATCGTTTTTTAACAAAGCATCCATAAAGTCATTCGAAGGTTCAGACTGAGTATTTCCTTGCGCAGGCTGGACTCCCATTGGAGTAGGAACTGATTGTGCTCTTTTTACCTGATTAAACGTATTACTAGGTATTCTTGCAGGTTGTGGAGCATTATTTGCCATTCCTTTTTTGAACTTATAGTAACCAACTAAATCGTCCATATTGATTGAAGAAGGATCATTCATTGTTGTGATAAAATCATCTACATTTTCACCTAGATCGTATTTATCTGTAACGTATGACCTTACTTCAGCCATTTTTTCCTGTGCTTGAGTTTGTTCTTGCCTTTGACCTTCAACCTCTTCGAGTGCTTTGATTTTCTTGTCGTACGATTCACGCATTACAGCTACTTGATACTGCGAAGCCAATGAATTATATTGAGTCATATTGTCTCTCCATGTATCCATTTCGTTCATATGTACTGCACTTGCGCTAGTAGGATCAGTAAATGCCTCTTCTTTAGAGAACCCATGAGGTTGCTCAGGACGGTCAGGTGGAGGAGGAAATTCTTCCGTTTGACTTTCTTGACTTGTGGGTGCTTCTTGCTTAACTCCTGGAGTTAAACTCTGCACGGCCTCAGGGTTAGTTCTAAGATAATCAACCATAGGCTGATATTCTTTCATTTCATCTACTTGATTCTGCAGTTTTGCAGCTTGCGACTGCCAGTATTCAAATCTAACTTGATCATTTTCTTGTCCTTGAGGTGCTACTTCATTTTGACTAAAATTTGTAGGCTCTGGATTGTCAACAACTGGTGGAGCAGGTTCAGTACTTTGAGGTACTTCACTTTCTTCTGGAGTTGGTATTCCAATCATCTCGTTAAAGTTTATACTATTACTATCTTGCGGGGTATCCTGCATACCTTGTTCCATTTCTGGAATATCAGGTGTCTCAGGAGCCTGTTCTGGATTAGCGTCCATTATTTTCCTCTTTTCTTAGGCTGCTTCTTTGGTGCTTTAGAAGGTGAGCCTTGTTGGTTTTCTTTTGATGCACCTGCGAGTTCTTTATTTAACATAGATAAGTTGTCATCTAAACGTTTTTCGAATAATGTACCTGCCATTTTCGCTTTAGTTTTAGTTTGGTCTAACTCACCTTTGAACTTCTCAACTTCCACTTTTTGTTTGAGGTGAACATTTTCACGAACTAGTGTCTGATTATCGCCTGTTTGTTTTTTAAGCTCTTCTTCTAGTTGTTCAACATGTTGCTCAAGTTGTGTTATTGTATCAGTTCTTTCTAGAACTCCTTCCATGTCGAAGACCTCTGTCTTCTTCAATACTTCCATACGATCAACAATACCTTTTTGGTATGCATCCATATAAAACTCAAGTTCCGCATATCTGTTAGACGGAAGTGTCGAGCCTGATACATAGACCACATCATATTTACCAACTGTTATATCGTTAGCAATTGATATTTCATTAGTCTTATCATCGTAAAGTTTTTTATTAACTGCTGTTTCAGTTATTGAATTATTTGGATTAACAATTCTAAATATTTTTTCTTCTTGATATAACTCTTGCATCATTTGAATAGCAACTTTTGCTACTCTAGTAAGAGCACCTTCTATATCTGCTAATTTTGATTTAATCTTTCTTTGACCAAATTCATCTAGAGATATAGTAGCTTTATAAGTTTGGGGAGCAGCCTGTGAATTGCCCATCATCATTTCATACAGTCCTAGTTGGTGATCGATGTCGTTTTTTGCGGTCTGTTCGTTGTGGTATAGCTCGTTAGGTAGAGGAGCTGGACTGGCAACTACTGGCTGCCCCATGTCAAAATCTACCTCAATACCAACGCCTGGTTGCGCCCATTTTTCTTCAAATTCTCTCATATCTACACTACCAGAAGGAACAAGGACCTTCATATTAGTAGATGTAGTAGCGTGAGAAATAATAAGGGACCTTGTTTTGTTGATAAAGTCCTGTAGTCCTTTAACCATTCTTACATCACTCATAGGATACGGGGTGCGAGTGTGTAGGTTAACTACAGGTACAATTGGGTAGTCACTTGATGGTAACACCCTTGAATAAATGTATTTATCTCCAATTATAACACATTGTTTTATTTGTTGAACTGTAATAGGAATAACATCAATCATTTTCATCTGAATCAACTCAGCTTTTGATGAAATGTCCATACCTGGTAATTCAGCAGCCATACCAGCATCGGTCATGGCTTTTGTTTTCTGTTCTTCTATAGTGGAGTCAATATCTTCTCTTAGTTTTTGTAACTCATGTTCCATTCTATCAGGAATCATTTGTCCTAATTGTACTGCTTCACCATATCTTTTTTCTTCTTCTTGATACTGTAATTCAAGCTCTTCTTGTAGTTTATGTATATCAATGTCAATGATTTGTTGAGCTTGCTGCATCATATCAAGTTTCATTTTATTTTGATTATCTTGTGCAGATTGTATCTCTTCTCCTTCAAAAACCCTACCATCTAACATACCAATTGGCTCTTGAATATATTTCTCAAACGTTTCTTCATCGAATCGGTATTCTTTGCCAGAGTATTGTTCGAACACTCTATACATACTAACATTGATTCTGTAGAATCTTTCGTAACCTCTTACGTATTCATCATCTTCTTCTTGTGTATCTATTTCTCCTGGAAATGCTATTCCTGTATTATCAACATTACCTGTTACTATCTGATCACTATCATAAGTTCCACTGGCAGCTGATATTGCTTTCTCATACTGGGGGTATAATCTTTTAGCCTGCGCTTTTGTGAAATTTCTTGATATAATGATATTTTCTGCATCTCCAAAGAAAGGGTCTCTTGAGTTAGGGTCTACATATACATCTAAAGGATCTATATCTTTAAACATTACTTCGCCTTTACCGTCATCAGCCATTGGATTTTGATATACCATAACAAAGCCTAAACCAGTAACATAATAATCATCTATTGCTTTTCTGATAGATGTTCTACCATCTGATATATCATACATATAAGTAAGAAGATTATTTAATACATTAGCAACTTTAGTGTCACTATCTTCTCTTGGGGATACTTTAAATGAGGGTCTATTCGCAGTTAATAATGCCTTGGCTGTTTCAACTGCTGGGTGTATTCTATTTACTACAATAGGGGCTTGGCCACGAGCTTTCATTACTTTTTCTTGCTCGGTAGTCCACTGTCTTCCTAATCTGTATTCCTGGTCTTCTCTAGCTTGAAGTTCCCAAGTCTCTCTTTTTCTTTTATATAAATCGAATAAGCGCTTAGTTTCTTCTGCTATCTTCTTGCCAGACTGCTTTTTGCCTGCCATTAATGTTATAACCCCCGTTTTGCACCTAGATGTAGGTAATGTAATATAAGGACTATAGGGTCATCCAATCAAGAACTTTCTTTAACTTATTAGGTTTATCTTCAGCATTAAGTGACTTTAGCCTACTTGGACGAGCTCCTTCTAACGAGGTCCATACTGCATCCATTATATCGTCATGTTTACCTTTTGGGTAAGATAAGAACTCAGCTTGTGCTTCTGTATCTTGACTTCTAAAGAAAAACTCCCCTTTTGCAAACATAGGTACTAAAGATAATAGTCGTTCTGATTTTCTTGTTCTAGGTTTTACACCTTTTTCTAGTCCTGGTATGTATAAGTTCTCTTCTAGCATACGTTTTTTAACCGCTGCTCTTAAAGCCTCCTGGTATGCTACGGTTTCTATCTTCATCTTGCGATGTCTATACTTTTTAAATGTATCTATTATAATATCAGGCTGTTCCGCTGGGGATACACGCTTTCTATATATATCAATTAAGTATTTATTACCCTCATGATCTATTCCAATAGTTACAAGAACAAAAAAGTCAGCCCTTGATGATAGTGAAGAAGCTGGATCTACACCGCCATATACTTCAACTGGTATAATCTCTTCTCCATCTCCTGTTTCTTTTACTAAACAAGGTTGTCCATCGACCCTTTTATAATCATATTGGTGTAATTTAATCCAATCGGGTTTAAAGGGAGCTTCATCTGGAGATTGTGCTATATTCATATACTCCTGATAAAAACCATTTATATTTCCAACTGAGGCGTACTCCTCCTTAATTTGTGATATACGCTTCTCTGGAAACCTTTCTGGCCAAATTGGTGTTCCATCTTCCTCTATTATACTAAACCATAATGTGTTCCATGCGGGAGAGTCTTTAGCCCAATACAGAAAACAGTCTTCAGATATAACAGTTCCTATCATTACGATTCTACCTTCATCTGATAATGATGGTACCACCGCTTCTGTCATCCATTTTCTATTTTTAGCCCTTGCTTCTTGTGTGAAAGCATTTAACTCAGACTCAAAATCGTCTACTATAATAAGAGTAGGACGGGTATCACCTTCAATGAATCCCCTAACCCTTTGTCCAGTTCCTACTGCTACTATACGTACTCCGTTAGCAGTAACAACATCTGTTGCGGTCCATCTACTTGCTGTAGCAGGACCCATGTCACCAAATAATGTTTTGAATCTATCACTATGAGTCAAATGGTACTTTATACGAGATAGGAAGTTTATTGACTGAGCTTGTGATTCGGATATAATAACAATGAACTCTTCTTCATCATCATGTTTAAATGCTATTCTATGTAAGGGTAATAAAAGAGATGTTACTGTAGATTTAGCAGTTCCCCTGGGAGCCGCTATTAATACTCTTTTTTTACTTCTGTCTCTTAAATTCCGATATATCTCATGATGAAATGGTGGAGTAGCTTTTCTAAGAGCAGTAGGGAAGCAAGTACGGCCAAATAATGCCATATTGTGAAATAGCTTTTTAAGAGCCTGCTTCTTTTGATAGAGGGCTTCATAATCACTCATTTAACATACTTCTTTATTAAAAAGAAAAAGCCTATTACTAGGCATATACTGATAATATCTAAGTAGTGATTACCGCTGTCACTCTCTAGTTTACCAATGGGTGTCTCTATAGACATTCTTTGAGTCTTATTCATCTGTCGATGTTTTAGCCTCTATCTTTGTTTGAGTCCCCTGTAATTGAGTTTCCTCTTCACTTATTTCATCTAAAAGCTTACGTGTTTGTGTTGCCTCTAGTTGTGTAGTGGTTTTAGTTACAGTTTTATCCTTCATACCTAACATATCCTGGATATTTTCCGCAACTCTAAGGAAATTTGTTATATCTCCCTTATTTCGAGCCATTGAAAGGGCTTCATCTAACAGGTCAATTGTTTTCGCCCTATTGTGTCCCTTTTCGGCTAAGACTTCTTTTAATTCATCTTTTACCATTGATTTAAACTCCTGTGTCCGCATCCATCTTTTAGCGGTTCTTATTTTATTTGCTGATGGGCTATCATATACTTGTTCTATTGCTAGATCCATATCAAAGCATACAGAGTATACCATAGCCAGGTTCTTCCATTCTTTAGAACCTTTCCTGACTTCTAGTTGTGGTTTTCCCGATAATGTCGCATTAGAGAGCCTACCATCCGCATTAAGCGACTGATTAGGATACTTAGGACTATGAAAGGCATAACCAAAAGGCATCCTAACATAATAAGAGCTAACACCGTTACTTGAGTCATATTTCTTTTTCTGGATGACCTTTCCAACATAGTTATCATCAGTGAGCGCATATTCGCCTTTCTCAGCCTCTTTCCAGTACTTATAGGCTAAATCAGCCTTATCGGCTTCAGTTTTAGTATATACACTATAGGTAACCTTGCCTTTATCTTTATGTTTAATACTTATTTCGTACATTTACAGGCTTTATACTTCTTTTCTAGTGTAATAATCCTTCTTTCATGATCACTCGCAATCTTTTTATCGGAAGTCTTCTCTATTTTGTCCATAATCTGATTGAATATCATTTTAACTACAAATCCTTTTACCATTACCACTCCCATTTGTCGTGTTTATCAAAGTCTTTCATGTCTATTTCAAAGAAATAAAAAAAATATATATAAATAGCAGCAAAAAGAGCTACTAGTGTAAGCATCGCATAAGCGAATATCTGAATCACTTCTCTTTTATTTCAAAGTGTGGGAAGTCATCGAATCTATTATCGTGTACATACCAATCCTGGTCCCAGTCTCCACCCCATCTAAGGTTTATCTCCATAGACTTAGCAATCCCAATAACAAAACCAGCAAAAAGATGAAATCGTTCTCTATCGTCCCAGTCGATAGGATAAGGCACCACATCAACAGCCCTACTTGGATTAGAGTTATGACGACCATTGGGATATTTAACTTTAGTTTTCCCTTCCAGGAATAATTTGTCTTGTCTAATCGCACTTCTATGCCCTTCTATGACACTACAGTCAACATGTTTAATTACTTCGTTAAGCACCTTTTGGATTCTTTCATCACAGGTAGCTAAGTTTTTCTTACTTCTACTTCCAAACCTTGGCATTATATCCCCCAGATTAGTATCGCCATTATAACTTTGTCTAATATCCATAGACCTATCATTATATTTAGCTTTTGATGTGTTATTTCTGACTGAGTAGGCAGCATTATTTCTTACGTTTCTTAGGATAGGTACGGATATTGTTTACTGGCTTCTTGCCTTTGTATTTAGTGCCTATTGAGTCTGATT